TATGTCGACTCTATGACCCAGGCGTTGATGCGTATTAAACAAGGTGGCTTAGTTCGTAACAAAGATTCTTACAAAGACGAACCACTACCTGACAGGAGTAGATTAGAATATTATGGCTAGTAGACAAATATTAAATGCAATCCTTCAATCTTATAAAAAGCTAGGAGGTAATCTTAATGAGGTTCTTGGAACTAAAACTAATGTAAGTTTTTTAGGTAAAGGTAAATCACCAGAGCTGATGTTAGACATGGACATCAACGAAGAAGCATTAGCTGTATTACCACAATCAAAAGCAGTAGAAGAATTAACAAGCTCTGTAGGTTATGCAGTAGCCGGTAAGCTAAACGACATTCAAGCAAACAAATTATTATCTAATATGCAGAAGATGGAGAATGTTTACTTTCCTCCTGCAGCGCCAGCAAACATAACAGACATGGCAACAAGAACTAGAAATTTAGATAAAGAAGGTTTAATGTCATTAAGACAAGCAGATGATTTACCACCAGGTGATCCTGATTTACCACCACCAGGTTCACGTGGAGGACCAGATGATATTGCAGCACCGGTTGCGTCTGCAGAAGAAACAATTAAAAATTTGGCAAAAGCAGAAGGTGTTGATGCAGCAGAAACTATTTTACCAACAGGTAAAGGTTTAGAAGCACTTAAGAATGTGCAAAACAATAATCTAATCGTAAATGATTTAGTAAATAAAATTTATTTAAACGCAGGTGTATCAGAGGCAGCTCAGCCAGTTGTAAGAGCAAATGCTAGAGAATTTTTAAATAGAATAAAAAATTTATCTGATGAGCCGGGTAATACGACTTTGGCTGATGTTATGGAAGTCGATGATTTTAAATTTATGACTGAAGGTGGTGGCGGTGGTATGGGTGATCCACTGTTATTGGTACAAAAATATTTTGGACCAAAGGTTGCAGCGGCAGTTGCAAAACTAGATACACCAAATGACATACAGCTTTTTGCTGAAAGATTAATTAGCGTTAAAGATGCAAAAGGTAATACAATAACTAGTAGAAACTTTAATCCAGAGACTGTAGACATTTCTGATTTTGAATTTGCAGACGGTGGACGTGTTCCGTTTATGGCTGGTATGTTAGTTAGAGGTGGTAAGATGGGCTATCAAGCTCTACGTAAATACGGTATCGAAGGAAAAGATATTTCAAAATTGTTTGCAAGTTTAGGATCTGACAAAAGTTTGGCTGGTAAAGAAAAGACAGCATACTTCCAACAGCTACACAAAGTATTAAGAAACCCAGATGCATTTCCAGATGAGATCATGGATATACAAAAACAGCTCGGCCTAGATGTAGGACTTGGATTTAGAAATGGTGGTCTTGCAGGCATCCTGGAGGTGTAATGCAAGAAGAGACTAGGCTTAAATTAGAAAAATTAAGAAGACTTCTAAAAGCTGAACCTCAGCCCATGACAATGGAGAGGGCTGAAGAACTTTTTAGACAAGCTTTTCCAAACGTAAAAGATACATACAAAGGTATCTCAAAATATAGAAATAAATATCCAAAATATTTTGATGGCATAAAAATTGCTGCCATAACTGATGAAGGCGATAAGATAAGAGATTATTTAAAAAGAATAACTAAAAATAGAACAGAACCTTTTGTAACCAGCACTCCAAAAATATTAAAAGCAGCTAAAGCTAATGCAGGTCCTGCAACTGTAAAAGCTATTGTAAATAAATTTAATGAAGGTGGTGAAAAAGTTTTACTTAGGGGTGGTAAACAATTTGCAGGAAGTCAATATGATGATCTTTATAAAAACTCAAAAAAATTTAAAGCGTTCTATGACGAAGCTTATGACACCCCTTGGGATGAAGCACCATCTTATCAAAAAGAAAATGCTGCTAGATCTTTTAAAGTAAGAGGAGCGTTTAAACCACCAGCAGGATATACATTAAGTACAGAAGAATTTTTAGAAAAAATAGGGTTAAAAAAATCTTCTTTGGATACTTATGTTAGCAACCCTGACAAAACAAGTACAGCTAGATTTATAAAAGATAATTTTAGTTTTAAAATGGGTGCTACTGCTCCTGGAGCTTTTGCAGCAGGTAAAGGGTCTAAACAACGTTATTGGAAAGACCCATCAGATGCTACACTTAGAAAGTGGGATCGTTTTTTAAATGCTAGAATTATTACAAAAGACATGAAGGACAGAGTAAAATCTCTGTACGACAATGATGATATAAAAGATTTAATTTTTAAACAGAAAAAACTTCCAAGCTTACCTTTAGTTCAAACAGTTTTAAATGATCCCTCTCCTTCAAAAGCTGCAAACGCAATGGCAACATTAGCAAGAGTTTTAAAAGGTGATGAATACAAAGGAGATATTAATATTCCCAAAGATGTTGTTGCGGGTAAAAGAATATTAGATCAGATTGGTAATGTTGGAAAACGAAACGCATATAGAGTTGCATTTTATAATGCAGCTTTAGCAAACGTAGATCAGTTGTATAAAAATGAAGCTAATGCTTCACTTAGTAGTTTTAAAACAGCTTTTAGAGATGAGCTTAAAAATATATTAGATATAAAATCAAATAAGCAAGTTCCGTTTAGTGTTAACGAAGTAATTGGAATTAGCACAGGTGAGATGAGAGGACTTGCTCCATATTCTGCTTTTGTAGATGTAGTAAGATCAGATATTAATACAGGCCCACTTGCACAGTACCAAGGAAGATTATCTAGATCTATAGGAAGAGTACAAGAAGCTCTTGCTGTAGATGATGTTAAGGGCGCACAAAAAATTGCAGATGAGTTGATAGCTAACGTTCCAACCTACAAAGGTTTTAAAGATTTATCTAAAGCTCAGTTAGAAAGTTTGGCATTACCTGAAATTAAAATTGGAACAAAAATAGATCCAAAAATTTTTTCACCTTCTCAACTAGCTGAGTACAAAGCAAAAGGATTAGATATTCAAGGTATGGCAGATAGAGAAGGTTTTTATCTTGATCCTAAAGGTAGAAAACCTTTTTTCTCAGTATCACCAGCACAATTAAAAAAAGTTGCAAGCGACTTATCTGAAAAAGATAAACTAGCTGTTTGTAGTCTACTTTCTCGTGGTGGGTTACCTGGAGATTGTGCGGCTGCAATAGATAACAATCCAGTAAAAGCAGCACAAGTTTTTGAACAAGCTCCAGCAACAAATACTGGCATGCAAAAACTAAAAGCAGCAGCAACAGGATTTTTAAGATCAGGTGGCTTTAAAACATTTTCAGTAGCAGGACTTGCTGGTGGAGCTGCGGCTGCACTTGTAAAAGAATTTAGAAACGACGATCCAACAACTTATCTATCAAATGAGGACCAACAAAAAAATATGTTGGTTGATATGGTAACACAACCTATCTCAACAGATATGACAAAACCGGATATTTTAGATTATCAACTACCAGCGGTAGGAGCATCATTAGCTGCATCGACAGCACTCGGTGCGCCATCAACAATCAAAGCTAGTAGATCAAGAGGACTAGGTGTTGAACAAAAAGGATTAATAAGAACTGGTGGAAGAGTATTAGGTAGAGGTTTAGGTATTGCAGCATCACCTGGAGTTTTAGCACCATTAGCTGCTTTAGATATTACAAGACAGGTATCTGAGGGGGACTCACTAGCAGATATCGGAACAGATCCTTTTAATTATACATATCCAATATTTGCTGAACAAACACCGAGATTAACAAGAGGGCTACCCTCAGCGTTTAGAAAATTTGCTAGCCTAGGTTTATCTAAACCTGCATTAAGATTATTATCAAGAGCAGGTATAGCTGGACTTGGTGCATCATTAGCAATACAAGGGGTAGGATTATTAGATGACTAAAAAACTAACAACAACGATACCACCTCTTAGAGGCCCTCACCCACAGGGGTTGAATGTTCCTGGAAAAAAGACTATAGTGGTTTCGAACTCGGAGAAAAATAATGTCAGAAATAGACAAGTCTTTACCAAACGTAAAGCAGGAAATAGAATTACCTAGTGAAGAAGAAGTTGTAGAGGCTTCTCAAGCAAACATAGAAGAACAAGTTGGACCAGACGATATTCAAGTAACACAAGAAGAAGATGGTGGTGCAACAATTAGTTTTGATCCTGAAGCTGTAAATCAGCCAGGCACAAACGAACACTTTGATAACTTAGCAGACTTATTACCAGAAGAAGTTTTAGGAAGATTAGGTTCTGATCTTTATGAAAATTACACACAATACAAAGCGTCTAGGAAAGATTGGGAAGATGGTTATACAAAAGGTTTAGACTTATTAGGATTTAAATATCAGACAAGATCACAGCCGTTTACAAATGCAAGTGGTGCAACGCACCCTGTATTAGCTGAAGCAGTAACACAGTTTCAAGCACACGCTTACAAAGAATTACTCCCAGCAACTGGTCCAGTTCACACTCAAATTATGGGTGT